CCAAGACCTTATCGATTCTGCAGTTAAAAAGCAAAAGTCAAGATGGCGTTTAGGAGCCATTAAGTGGTTTGACTTTGAAGATGTCGAGCAAGTAGTAAAATCTCACATAGCTCAGAAATGGCATATGTGGGATCAGTCGCGTCGT